GCATCAGAAATTGTGATTGAAGTTGCACCATCAGCAGAAACTGTAGCACCAATTGTTGAACCAGATGTTCCAACGAAGGTACCCATTGTGAATGCTGGAAGTTCCTGAAGTTCAGTCCATTCAGCACCTGCATAACGTCCAAGATAGTTTTCACCATAGATATCTTTCTGAATTTCGGATGGGATGAAGTTACCAAGACCAGTTGCAGCAATTGCAGCAGAATCTTCAGGGTGGAACCAACCAGTAAGTTTACCAGCAGCCTTAACACCACGAAGTTTTGCAGCGGTTGCAGCAAGGGTTGCGAATGAAGCGGAATCAGCAATTACAGCACCATCAGCCTTAAGAATAACGCGTTCAACAACTTCCTTCTGAGCACCAGCACCAATCGTGCGGCCATTAGGAATTGCAATTTCATCAGTAAATGATTCAATGTCTGTGCACTGATTCAATGTTGAAAGTTCAACTGCTGACTTCATATTACGAAGGGTAACAGCAACTTCCTTCTGAACGTTTGTTGCATCATCTGAAGTAACATCGATACCACTTGTTGCGATACCAGGATCAGTGATGTACATATAAACTGTTGTTCCAAATTTCTTGCCAGTCAAATCGCCCTTAAAATAGGACTTAGATGCTTCAAGATATGGAGCGTTGTTCTTAACTGATGCTGCGAAGTACTTTGCTTGCTTTTTATTAACAAAAGAATTGCCCATTATCTACCTCTTATAATTCTCATCAACTCTCTTTCTTCTTCTTGTTTTGAGAGTTGAATGTTTTGGTTATTTGTTCCAGTCGTACCCAACTTACCAATTATAGGTACATTTGGTTTTGACTGTGATTGATTAGAATCTTTATTATCTATATTGGAAGCCTTCCTCTTTTTCATCTGAATATCATGCATCAATTCTCTTTCAAGCATTCTAAGCTCTATTTTCTTATCAATAGCATCCAAGTAGAATATTTCATTGAACTTATCAGGGAATCCAATCAAATGTTGCAATACTCTTGGTCCAATAGGAGAGTTATCAATGAATGTTTTGATGTCTAATCCATTTTCATGTTTAAGAGCATCGTCAAGTCCATTATCTATTGCATACTTGACCATGTTATTATAAAGTTTAAGTTCATCAGGTGTTTCAAACAAACTCTTAACCTTATTAACAACTTCGCCCCTCTGACGTTCAATCATTTGTACTGCATTATATTCTTCTTTAAGTTTATTCTGTTGCTGTTCAAACAATTCTTTAGCTTTCTGTTCCAACTTCCAATCTGCATAAGCTTCATCAGATTCAAAGTTATCTCGAGTAATTTTTGGTTCTTTTCCTTTCTTTAACTCTTGAAGCTCTTTTTGCAATTGCTCCAACTGTGAACGGAATTTACTTTCTTGCTTAGCATACTGTTTACGGAAAGCATATTCCATCTTTTCCTTATCACTAAGCTTACTCTTGTCTACTTTCTGATTCTGCTCATTATTGTCTTTAGGTGTTTCAGACTCTTTTTTATCACCATTCTCCGAATTAATTTCCTTAGAATCTTCATTGGACTTATCGCCAGACTCATCCTTTGTTTCATCATTGGCATTTTCATTCTTTGAATTATCCGTTTCATTTCCTGGCTCAGGTGAACGGTTATCCTGATTTTGCGATTTGAGCTTTTCATCAGCATCAATCATCTTTTGTAACAATTCAAGGCTCATAGTGAGTCTCCATATCTGACATTTGGTAAAAGATATAGAGCGATGTCAGTTACCTCTCTATACCTTTATATATTAGTGTTAAACTTTTGGAATGCCCATGTTCATATTATACCTGGGCATATACTTTGCAACTAACTCATCTCTTTTCATTCTAGTTTCAGCCAATTTAGATTCCATATCTGCAGTGGCCTTTTCTGATTCAGCAACAAGTTCGGCACCTAATCTCTTATTTTGACCATCTTGTTTCATTGCTTCAAGTTGTAATTTAGTCTGATTATCCATTTGTGCAATAAGAACCTTTGCTTGTGAATCTTCCTGAAGTGCAAGAACTGTATTTTGCAATTGAGCAATCATATTAAGATATTCTTTATTCTTTGCTGTAACCTGATCAATTTGCTGAGTCATTTCATCCATGATTTGCTTAGCTTGTGGATCTTCAGCCAAATTCGGTTTCAATTCAGGTGGAAGCATTGCATAAATCTCTTTGCTTAATACTTCAGCATCATCAACATCAAGATTCTTTGCAATTCTATATGCCGCAAGTGGTTTCATATTATCTGGAAGTGTCTGCTGCAATGCAAGTAAATCCTTTCTTTGTTCAACTTTCGTAGTGATCAATTCTGGACCATCATTAACAAATACATCAAGGTCTTTAAATGTAAGCATCTGTAATTCAGGTTCAACTTGCTTAATGAAGTAAAGAAGGATTCGACCTATTTGTTTAACTGACATCTTTGCATTTTCATAGAAGTGAGATTGATTTGATTCAGCTGCTCTACTTCTCATCAAAACAGATTCAGCGGTTTCCTGTGGACCAATTGTTCCAGTTAATCCAGTCGCAGGCATACCAATAATCAATGACATGTAATTAATGTTTGAATCCACAATTCCAGTAAGATCACTTGTCACAATGCTATTATCAATTTTAACTGGAGCATCAAGTGGTTGACCTTTATCATCTTTAGAATTATAAAGAAGCAATGGATTAAAGCTCTTATCCATGTTTTCATAATATTCTTCATTGCCTTCAATTGCCATCTTATCAGCAAGGAAAGCATTCTTTGGAACCTTTGCAAGTCTTTCACGTAATTGAGATTGTGCATAGTTAATTTGCTTCTGTGCAAACTTTGCTTTATCTACAATTCCTGTATTAATCTTTTTACCTTTGCGGAACTTATCTTCACCTTTAAAAGTAACAATTGGAATGTAAGGACAATCTAATTCACCTTGTGCAACAACTTCATCACCAATCATCTTGAAGAATTCAACGGTTACTTTCTTACCATTTCGTCCAGGTATTGCAGTTCTCTTGCGTTTGAAGTATGTAACCAAAGCCAATGAACCTTCTGGAGCTCTCCATGTTTCACCAAAATCTCCAACAAATGGTGCACGATATCTAAGATCACCAACAACTTCTTCACCAAACATTTGTTTAGCTCTTGAAATTTTAATGTACTCAATGATTGCCATTTGTTCTGAATCACTTCCATCAATTTCTTTTGAAGCCATATCAGGAATAACCATTGTTGCATCAAGTATAGGATAGATTCTAATATCAACTGAAGCATCTTCATCAATATCATCAATGTCAGTTGTTACATATGCATAACCATAACCAGCGGTAACAGCATCTTTCAAAGCATTATGAACAGCAAACTTAGCATTAGAAACTGATTCAATATCTTTAATCTTTTTCTGTAATGCACGAGCCATTGGTTTAACTTCATCGGTTTTTGCAGTAACATTAATTGCATAAGGTGACTTCTTAAAAGGATTAACAATTGCATTCACATAATTTGAGATAAAATTATAAGGTATCTCAGCCCGATTTTCACCTCTTGCAGATTCATCAAAATTATCAAATTGAGTTCCGCCGGCAAATTCTCTATCAGCTTTAATTCTAACAATTTCATCATGAAAATACACAGATGCATCGCTGGCAAATTTCTTAAAATCCTGAATGATGTCCATTTTATTTTCGTCCATCTAAACCTCACCAAATATTTTGATTATATATCAAGTAACATTCTTGAATCCCATTCTTTTATTCATTGCATTTACTTTATACTTAAATAGTACTTTTGATATTGCTTCTTCTTCACTACGATCATAGAACATTTCATTATCCAATGTAACAAGACTTAAGCAAAATGCATCACAAATATCTGGAGATCTTCCAAGTTTTTGTTTAATAATACTCTTATCTTTTAATTGCTTCTTTCCTCTAGTGTTAATTACATATTCTTGCGCAAGTAATTCTTCTTCAAGTTCCTGCAAGTTACCAATTAATCCACCTTCATTTAAGTATTTGTATGCAAGGTCATAGATATAAGTTCTATAATTATGACAAAATTCTTCAGGACTACTTGATCCAAAGTTGCAAGATATTACATTGCTTCTTGTTAACTTTAAAATATCATAAGGTCCAGCTCCATAACCACCTGAAGTATCAATTGCAATAGAGTGTGGTTTTCCATGCTTGCGTTCCATTTTTTCAACAAGTCTAACTATATCATGCGTATCAGTCTTATAAAGCTTCTCATAGTCAATTATTATCTTACCTTTTCTTACAACAATTGCAGTGGCATCTCCACCAAATCGTGCACAGTCTAATCCAAATGTAAGTTTCCAATTAGATTCAGGTGTACAAATTCTCATTGCAGCTTGAATCATTGATGTCCTGAAGAATTGATTGTCTGCTTCAAAGTTAACAATCTCTCCTAATAGTTCCTGTCTTGCAAATTCTTCAGAATATTGTGATTCAAGTAAAGAAACATATGTCTTTGGTAAAAATGGATTATCATAACTTGTTGCATGAATAACTTTTACATTTGGATCATCGCATAATTTTGCAACCCAATTAGCTTTACCACGTGGCGTGGAGATCAAATAAATCAGAGGATCTCCTTGTCCTCTTAAACATGCTGCAGCAATATCAAATACTTCTTTAGGACATAAAGCAGCTTCATCAATTACTAATGCTTTAATATTAGTTAAACCACGAATTGATTCTCCACTTTCAGCAGAAAATCCATAAAGTATAGATTCACCAACAGTAATTGTTTTATCACTTTTATTTAAACTATATTCTACGTTTAATTGATTCAATGCAACTATAACAGCTTTAAATAACACATCCATTGTTGCTCGGTGTGTTTGTGCAAGACCGATTACAGAATAACCTTGAAGTAATAATGT